GCTAAATACAATAAGCTGCCGAATGCTGAAGCTTTTAAAATTGAACTCGATAGTGCCGATAAATTAAATGATGAACAATATAATTTGGCTATGGATATTGTGCCGCAGTTGTACTCTAGTGAAAAGGTAGATGATAAATGGTTGTTGGACACTACAGAAAAGTGGTGTCAAGATCGTGCAATATATCTTGCAATTATGGAATCAATATCAATTATTGATGGAAAGCATGAACAATTAACTAAAGGTGCTTTACCTGATTTATTGACTAAAGCTTTAGGTGTTGGCTTTGATTTACAAGTCGGTCATGATTATGTAGAAAATGCTGAAGATAGATTTAAATTTTATCATACTGAAGAAGATAGATTGCCATTTGATTTAGAATACTTTAATACTATTACAAAAGGTGGTGTACCACGTAAGACATTAAATATTGCTCTCGCTGGTACCGGTGTCGGTAAGTCTTTATTTATGTGCCATGTTGCTTCCTCATCTTTAGTTCAAGGTCAAAATGTATTATACATCACTATGGAAATGGCTGAAGAAAGAATAGCCGAAAGAATAGATGCTAACTTACTTGATGTGCCTATTGATCAACTCGATAAAATATCAAAAGACAGGTTTTCATTGATGGTAAATAATATTGCAAAGAAAACTACTGGTAAATTAATTATAAAAGAATATCCAACTGGCTCTGCACATTCAGGTCACTTTAGAGCATTACTTAATGAACTGAAATTGAAAAGACAATTTGAACCTGATTTAATCTTTATTGATTATCTTAACATATGTGCAAGTTCAAGAATGAAAGGAATGGGCGGTGCAATCAATTCATACTCTTACATTAAAGCAATTGCTGAAGAATTACGTGGCCTTGCAGTCGAGTTCGACGTACCGATCTTCTCTGCAACGCAAACGACTCGTAGTGGTTATTCTAACTCGGATGTTGGGCTTGAAGATACCAGTGAGTCTTTTGGATTACCCGCAACCGCGGACTTAATGTTTGCATTAATATCTACCGAAGAGCTTGAACAACAAGGTCAATTTATGGTAAAGCAATTAAAGAATAGATATAATGATCCGACATTACATAAAAGGTTTGTCGTTGGAGTTGATAGATCAAAGATGAGATTATTTGATGTAGAAGAAAATGAACAAACACTGACCGATGATACACCAGTTTTTGACAACACAAATACTGGTCAAAGATTTAAGGATTTTAAGTTATGATAAAACATTGGATAGCCATTATATGGTGTTTAGCATTTTGGGGTGGATTCATTTCAGGTAAAAGCGTATTTGCAGGTGAATGGAATGATAAGCCAGTTATGTGTGAACAGAAAGAAGTAGCACTTGAAGCAATAAAAGCAAAAGGTGAAATGCCTTTGATCACTGGAGTACAAAGCGTAAAGGTAAGAGATCCTGATGGATTATCGGATATACCAGCTCATGTACCAATGCAAATATTTGTAAATTTAAAAACTAAAACATTTAGCATATTAGAGTATCATCCGTCATATAACAGTATTTGTATAATTGGATATGGTGATGATTGGAAACAACTAGGAGAGAAGAGTTGAACGCAAGGCTTATAAGTTATTCTCAACCTACTGATATTGTAGGTATAGATGATATACAAGAACTCATTGCATTTTCAGCAAGAGTTAGCAATCCATCTAATCAAATGAATAAAGAAACTAACGAAAAGTTACTAAATTATTTAATGAAGCACAAACATTGGTCACCGTTTGAAATGGTAAACGCTTGCATTGAGATCACTACTACGAGAGATATTGCAAGACAATTGTTAAGACACCGTAGTTTTAGTTTTCAAGAATTTAGTCAAAGATATGCCAATCCAGTAAAGGAGTTAGATTTTGTTACAAGAGAAGCGAGAATGCAAGACGATAAGAATAGACAAAGTAGTGTCGAAGTTGATGACCAAGCTTTCCAGCTCGATTGGGAAAGAGAACAAAAGCGAGTCATATGGATGGTGCAAAAAGTATACAATGCAGCAATCAAAAAAGGAATTGCTAAAGAAGTAGCAAGAGCGGTATTGCCTGAAGGATTAACTATATCAAGATTGTATATGAATGGCACACTAAGAAGTTGGATACATTTTATAGAATTAAGATCTGCTAATGGTACACAGAAAGAATGTACTGAAGTTGCTCTTGCTTGCGCAAAAGCTATATCTGAAATATTTCCAATGGTTGACGGTTTTACTAATGGAAATTAAAAAAGATACAAGAAGAGATGCATGGGACAGAGACTACATGCCAGCCGACTGGAAAAAGCCTCAGCCTAAAAGTAGTAAACAGATTTCAAACGCTGCTCCAGTTTTTGTCTTTGCTTTCTTCTATATTGCGATACTAGTAATGATAGGTAGTATAAAATGACAAATAGATATACACAAGACATGACTGGAACCGGAGATTTTATTGTAACAGACGAGCCAGAAAGATACTATGATTGGATGTTATGGCGTATGCGTAAAGAGAAAAATAAAGAAGCTAATCGACTCTATTATGCAGTAAAAGGCCAGCTAATACCAGACAGCTGGAGTCAAAAAGATATTGATAGGATGTCTCATCAATATACTAAAAGACTATGGGGAAACAATGAAAGATTAGAATATACGGAAGAACCTTTCGAAAAAATATGGAAGAAAAAATATGACTGAGTTTACACAAGGCGCATTCAACTTTTTAAAGAATATTGTAAAAGGAAGCAGCGTCACCTTAGCAATCGTTTATACCATAGGACATATCATTATTGCTATGTCTGTTGTCAGTTTAATGACAGGTGCTAGTTTATGGGAAGCCGGCACAGTTGCATTGATAGAACCTGCAATTAATGGAATATGGTTTTACATACTTCATTCTATATGGAAGAAATATAGTTAACATATTAATCACTTTTTTTAAATTAAATGCATTTTTTCCTTTACATTTGTTGAAAACTATAGTATAATAGTACTATAAAATAAACAAAGCGGAGATTTTATAATGAAAATTCAAGGTGCAACCACTATCCTTAAGAAAGAAGCAGAATTTCTAGGATTAACAATGGAAGAATTAAAAATAATGGTTCAGCGTAATCCTTACGCTTTTCCTAATAAAGTAATTGAAGCATTTGGTATATATTATGAGAAAGGAATATAATATGGGAATCCATATAGGTAAACATGACAGGTCATCTTCTTGGATCGGTAGATTTGATCCACAAAATCCGGAAGATATGAAAGAATACGAAATGGTTAAAGCCGTCGTAAGATCATGTAATTCGTCTAAGACTAAGTTTAGAGTCGAAAAGAAAGGTAGAAAACCAACTAACGGTTTTACTTACTTTGGTGATCCTAAAGGCGGTATAAAGAATGCTACATTATGGGATGTATATGTTTATAGGAGATATACAATATGATTATAGTTGACTACAGTGGCATTGCTTTAGCAAGTATCATAATTAATAAAACATTTGATGAACAAATGATTCGTCATATGATATTGAATTCATTAAGGATGTATCATAAAAGATATAGAGATGAATACGGTGAAATGGTTCTTGCTGTAGATGCTGCAAATAACTGGCGTAGAAAAGTATTTCCACAATATAAAGCTAATCGTAAAAAAGATAGAGGTACTTCATCCTTTGATTGGGATGAAGCATTTCGTATTCTGAATCTTATACGAGAAGAAATAGGAGAAAACTTTCCATATAAAGTTATTAAGATTGATGGTTGTGAAGCTGATGATGTTATTGGTACATTAGTGATTAAGAAATCACGTGTTGATTTCAATCCAGAAAAAATCATGATTGTATCTTCTGATAGAGACTTTGTACAACTACAAAGGTTCAAAAATGTCAGACAGTTCTCTCCAATTCTTAAGAAAGAAATTGTAGAAAATAATGCTAGGTACTTCTTACTTAATCATATTATACGTGGTGATAAAGGCGATGGTGTACCAAATGTATTATCCAATGATGATGTATTTGTTGAAGGTTTCAGACAAACACCTATGTCTCAAAAGAAAGTTGATGATATCATTGAAGACCTTGAACAAGGTGAATTACTTTATGCTGCATCATGGTATCGTAACTATTGTAGGAATGAAAAATTAATTGCTCTTAGCGAAACACCACCCGAGCTCAAACAACAAATTATAAATAACTATGAGGATCAAAATCCCTCTGAAAACAAAAGTAAAGTATTTCATTACTTAGTTACTAAGAGATGTAATCAATTGATTGAAAGTGTACAGGAGTTTATTTAATGGTTAAATATGTTTTTGAAATATTAGAAGAAGTCGGCAAACAACGAACTCGTGAAGAAAAAGTTAAGATTCTAAAAGCAAACGAATCTTGGGCTTTGAAAGATGTCATACGCGGTACGATGGATGATAGAGTACAATGGAATCTACCTGTAGGTAGACCACCATACACTCCTTCACCAGCACACCACCATCCAGCAAATCTATTCAGAGAAAATACAAAGTTTAAATATTTTGTAAAAGGCGGTGTAGGTGATAAGATGCCAAAATATAAAAGAGAACAACTCTTTATTGGCATGTTAGAAGGTATACATCCAGAAGATGCTAAAGTTGTTTTGTCTATGATCAACAAAGAAAAACTTAAAGGTTTAACAGAACCTGTAGTAAAGGAGGCATTTCCGAATTTACTATAACAACGAAAGGTAGCACATGTTGCAGCAACTTGAACGTTTACGTAAAGACTCTAATGAATTACAAATTTATGCATTAAAACTTAAAAAGCGAGGTAAGTTAAATAAAATGAATAGAATTTTAGAAAAACGAAATTTCTTAGAAAATCAAATCAAGTTGATAAATCCGGAGGTAAGACTTTCTACTTAAAGAAAAAAGTAATCCTTTACAAACAGTGAAATTTATGATATAATCTATATTATTTGAAGGTGACAATATGAATATTTTTATACTTGACAAAAATCCAATTACAGCTGCACAAATGTTGTGTGACAGACATGTTCCAAAAATGATTGTGGAATCAGGTCAAATGCTAAGTACTGCACATAGATTGCTTGACGGCATACCAGAAAAGCGTAGGTCTAAATCTGGTAAGACTATTCAAACATATTATTCATTTGGCGATGAACGTGATGACATGTATTATGCGGCAGTTCACAAGTATCATCCATGTACTACATGGACTCTATCTTCCAAACAAAACTACGAATGGCATTATGAACACTTTATTGGTATGTGTAATGAATTCGAATATCGTCGTGGCAAAGTTCATAAAACATATGAAGTTCTTGGTAAAGCACTCGCTAAAACTCCGATAAATATACCAAACATTGGACTAACCGAGTTTGCACAAGCTATGTCACATTATCCAGATTGTATAGTTGAAGGTGATGCTGTTTCAGCATACCGTAATTACTACCACATGGCAAAGTCATTTGCTAAATGGGATTGGGGCAGGCCTGCGCCGGACTGGTGGAAAGGATATCAGGGTGCCTAAATACACACTAAAGAAATGGGTTGATGCTAAAAACAGATACGTTGAATGGGATGTAGATTGTCCTTCAGATGAACTTGATGCTATATGTAAAGAGTACAATGCTGAAAGAGTTTTGAAATTTCCAGGCGTTGTTAGTAGTCAAGGTAGTTTACTATCAAAGACTAGTGATGGTTGGAAAGATAATCTTAAGAGAATAAAAGATAAATCGGGTAGAGGTAATACAATTAAAGTATGAGCAAAAGTACAGTGAGGTTCGAAGATTTAATTAATATAGAACCTATAACTAAGAATCAAGAAAAAGCTTTTGAATCTTGGCAACATAATGAAAACTTAGTTCTTGCTGGTTCTGCCGGTACAGGCAAAACTTTTATTGCAATGTATTTAGCTTTGCAATCTACATTAGAATCAGCAACACCTTATTATAAAACAGTAGTGGTAAGATCTATTGTACCAACACGCGATGTTGGTTATTTGCCTGGTAGCTTGCAAGAAAAAGCTGAACCCTTTGAAGAGCCATACAAACAAATTTCTTTAGAATTATTTGATTATGATTCTGCCGCATACAATAAGCTTATAAATAATCATCAGATGGAGTTTTTAACTACATCATTCATTCGTGGCACTCAAATTAACAACGCCGTAGTCATCATAGACGAAATGCAAAATCTGAATTTCCACGAGCTTGACTCGGTGATCACACGTATAGGCCAAGATTGTAGAGTCATTTTTTCAGGCGATTACTATCAATCTGATTTTCGTGAAGGTTATGAGAGAGATGGTATTCAAAGGTTCCTAAGAATAGTCGAACGGCTAAAGAACTTCAGTGTTATAACATTCGGTTGGGACGATATAGTGAGATCTGATTTTCTCAGAGACTACATTATGACGAAAGAAATGTTAGGTATAAAATGAAGATTTTTTTAGTAGTATCATTCATCATGGCTAATACTATGTCTACTGACCGTCCGCTTTATATATTTAAAACTCCATCATTTGGTAGTATCGACGAATGTAAACAGTATGTGTCTGTAATGTATCAAAGAATATATGCAACCGCAAGTGCATCGTATAATTTTAAACATACACCTGAAGCAATATTTTGTATAACTAAAGATCAGGTTAGAGAAATATTTGAGTATAATTATGATGAAAAGGAAAAGAAAAATATTTAAGCATGAAAAAATTGATATCGGATATGAAGACTTGGATGCAAACACTACCACAACTGGAAGAACTTATAGTACTCCTGATGGTAAGTCTTATCCTAGTGTCACAACAGTTTTAAGTATATTAAACGAACATATCATTAAAGCTTGGCGCGAACGTGTAGGTGAAGAAGAAGCAAACCGCATTAGTGGTGTAGCTTCTAATCGTGGTACACGTGTCCACAGCATAGTTGAGAAGTATTTAAAAAATGAAGATACAACAGAGTTCTTACCAAATATCAGGCAAAGCCTTGAAAATCTCAAACCAGTCCTTGATCCAAATATTGGAAAGATATTCGGCCTCGAGGTTCCTCTATTTAGTCATCACTTAGGTGTTGCAGGTAGATGCGATTGTATTGCAGAATACAATGGTGTGCCATCTATCATAGATTTTAAAACATCTCGTTACATTAAGAAAAAAGAAAAAATCACTAATTACTTTGCACAAGGTGCAGCGTACTCTATTATGTGGGAAGAACGCACAGGTATGGTAGCACCTAACATAGTGATCGTCATGGATGTAGACCATGAAAAACCGTTAGTCTTTGTTGAACATCGTGACAACTGGACTGATTTATTACACAACACAATAAAAGAATATAGAACAAGAAGGATGTTTGGACACTAATGACTTTAATGGAAATACTTAATAAAAGATATCAATTTGAAGAAATAACTAAAGGATATAATACAGATCGAGGATCTGATATAGATAGTATAGAGTGGTTTATTGAAAATGGTCATAGGTCAAATTCTCTTCGTAATGGTTTTGATGATGCACTCAAATTAGCGAAGGAAATAAAGGAGTTTTCAAATGAATGCACAAAAACAATTACAACCGGGGAGCAAATACGCAGCTTTTGATAAAGACGGTGACGGAATTGTAACCGACGAAGAATTTGAAATGGAACAGAAATTAGTTATGCTTGAAAATGAAGATAAAAAACAAGATGCACAAAGAAACATGGCATGGTTTGCTTTAGGCGGAATGCTATTATATCCTGCATTTGTAATTATTGCTACATTGTTTGGATTAGATAAAGCTGCCAAGATCTTAGGTGATATGGCCGCAGTTTATTTTGTATCAGTTGCAGCAATCGTAGCAGCATTTTATGGCAAAGAGGCATTAGCCAAGAAAAAATAAACAAAAAGTTTTGTTATGAAAAATTTAGTATTTCAATATTATATACCTTATGAATCTTTTGACGCTGATATGGGTGGTGTTAGAATGCCGGAATGGGCACACGCCGGATCACGTTCAGCTCAGGCATATGCAGATTTCTGTGGTGCCGAGTATGAACTATCACATGAAAGATTCTTCCAAGAGCTCGATCCAAGACTCGATTCAATTAAAATATTATTCGATAAGAAGTATGATCAATACGATCATATACTGTCTATAGATCTTGACATGTTAATACATGCAGATGTAGATGAAAACATATTCGAGTATCCTATCAAAGATGTTGCGATGGTGCATGAACGGCATGTACATACTGGTGGACCTGCAAGATGGTTGTCTAATGTTATGTACAAACCCTTATGGCAAAGAGGAATTATAGCTTATGGTAAACATTTATGGGGTGATGACTGGATGTTTCCAAAGAGCGCAATATATCCTGATGAAAAATTTAGATATTTAAATGGAGGTCTACAACTTTGGTCAAAAGAAGGTAGGCTTAAAGCACGTGAACATTTTACTTCGGTAGATGATTATGTACTACATACAAGATATACAGAACAGATGTATATTAATTTACAATTATCACAACCAATATTTGAAGTAACTGAAATAGATACGCAGTGGAATAGAATGCCTTATCAATGGCATGCTAATAAACCTGACGGAAAGATTAATCACTTCTTGGCAAGAACTAAATTTGATATGCCAAGATTAGAACATACGGAGTTAAGTATATGGCAAAGTTCTTAGAGATAGCAGCAGAAAATCCAAGAGGATTAACGTGGGAAGTTATGAATCTAGCTACACATTCAGGTGTAGCAAAAGGAGATGCAACCAATTTGCCACTACCTTACAGCGATAATCAATTCTTTGGTGTATATTCAGAACACTTTATAGAACATGTATACAAATACCAAGGAATTAATTTCTTTAAAGATGTAATGAGAATATTAAAACCCGGCGGTGTGGTAAGAACAGTATGGCCTCCGTATGAGTTTGTAGATTTATTAGTAAGTGGAGAAGAGCTTACACCTGATCAACAAATGTTTGTAGAACATTATTATAATTTTTACATTGTAAAAGAAAAGTTTTCACCACCCGGCAACTCGCATAGATCAAAGCGAGAGCAGTGTGCTTTAGGTTTACTATATCAAAAAGGTCAACATCTTTACATTTGGTCAAAGATTGAAATGATGAATATGTTAAAGGAATTAGGTTATACTAATGTTAAGCTTATGAATTATCAAGATAGTTCAGTGGTTGATTTTAAAAACATAGATACGCCAGGAAAAATACGTGCATTACACAGCGCAGTTGTTGAGGCAAGTAAACCGTGGTAATAGTAATTAACTATGATGGAAGGCAACAGATGTTTCATCATTATTGGTTGCCTCTTATATACAAACATCAAGAATGTACATTCTTTGTTGAAGATAAAACAGAGAAGATGATATATCCATCTGACATACCAAATTTAAATGTTACTAAGCATGTTGACAGAGATAAATTAAAGAATCCAGTAATGTATTGTGATATAGATAAAGTTCCAACATATAGAACTATGATTGATTTTAAACATAATGTTTTTTATGAGGTGCCACTGTGAGTTTTTGGAACAGGCGTGTACAAGAAATTAGCACTGAATACGATAGAGGCGAATTAAATTTATCGCAAGGCATGATTCAAAAAACAATAGGTTATACACATCCTAAATACACTGCAAAGTTATATGAAAAATATCAAAACGATAAAGGCTTAGATTTAATTAAAGATCCTGACTTTGGTAATCCACAAAGATTAAAAGAATACTCTCAGTCAACTTTAAGATGTTTAGATTATGCTCGTTATTTAGAAAGCTTTGGCATAACCATTGGGAAAATAGATTCTATTACTGACTTTGGAAGCGGTTATGGTAATTTTTGCCGAATATGGAAGCTTTGGAACCAACAAGTTCTATATTATAATTGTGATTTACCTGAAATGCATGAGATACAAAAGCATTATATTGAAAATACAGTAGATAATTATGAAGGTATTGAATACATAACTCATAAAGAATTAAATAAGGTTAAGAAGAAAAACAAATCATTATTCATTGCAGCGTATAGTTTAACTGAATGTTCTTTAGATGTTAGAACTGAGGTAGAGCCGTATCTTGCTATGTATGATTATATCCTTATAATACATAATGCAAAGTTTGACGGTATCGACAACGTTGACTACATTAAAGACCTTCAAAAAAGAAGGTTAAGTGGTTATGAATGTAAACATGAAATAGATGAAGACAGTGCAAAGTGGTGGTTAATATGCAAAAGAATTTAATATATCAAGTATGGGACGGTGACTTAAGACCGGGCTGTACGTACAGTGAAAAGTTATTTCGTTACTATGCAAATATGATTGGTGCTGATTACAGATTAGATCTTAATCCAAACATTGCAAGTAAACATGTAAAAGGCAAAGATGGAATGTACTTTGAATGGTTGAATCCAATATTAGATGATTCTTTCTTAGAATATGATAAAGTGTTGGTAGTAGATCTTGACATATTTCCAGTAGATAAATTGAAAAATAATATATTTAATGAATCTGTTAAAGACTTTGGTATATGTACTGAACCATTTCAAGGTAAGTATAGAGCGAGTACTAATGTCCCTGGAAACATAAACATGAAGAACGATGAGAGATGGGCTTCTGAAGTTAAAAAGCTTTATGGTTCTACAATGCCTAGAGATGTCAATGGCTATTTAAAAGTATATAATGCCGGTATGGTAATGTTTACTAAAAAAGGTATGATGTTGGCAAGAGAAAAGTTTGCGCCATTTCAAGAATATTTAGACGCTATGCAAAAAACAGGTCTTAGTAGATTTTATACAGTAGATCAAAATTATTTTCATGCAATGATGGTTACACATAGTGATTACACAGAAATGCAAAACGGCTGGAATAGTTATATACATTATACGCGTGGACCACTTGGCATGATAGATCCAATACATGATAGTAGAAATGCATTTACAAAATTTGTACATGTACAATTAAGTGGTGCAGATTACTTCCATACGGATAAGTTATACAATATAGTAAATTTACCAAGATCAAAATGGAATCTTTAAATGTCTAAAGTATTAGTAGTAGGTGCCGGTTTTTCCGGATCTGTGGTGGCACATGAATTAAATAAGGCTGGACACCAAGTGACGGTTATCGATGAGAGAGATCACATCGGTGGTAATGCTTATGACTACACTAATGAATATGGTATACGTATACACAAATATGGTCCACATATATTTCATACCAACAATGAAAAAGTATATAAATGGATTACACAGTTTGGTGAATGGACACCATATAAGCATAAAGCAAAAGCAATATTAAGTAATGGTCAATATGTTTCTTTTCCAATCAATAAAGAAGCTAAAGACATTGTTGGTGAAGAAAATATTGTAGACACGTTCTTTCGTCCATACACATATAAGATGTGGGGTAAAACAATTGAAGAACTCGATCCATCAGTACTTAAACGAGTCTCTGTAAAAGATGACTACAACGAATACTACTTTCCAGATGATGCATACCAAATACTACCTAACGAAGGATACACAAAAGTCTTTGAAGAAATATTAAAAGGTATCGATGTAAAATTAAATGTAAAATTTAAACATCACATGGAATCATACTACGATCATACTTTTAACTCAATGGCAATTGATGAATATTTTGATTACAAATATGGTGAGTTGCCATATAGGTCAATAAAGTTTCATCATACAACTTTACCAACACCAAAGGTTCTTCCTACGGCCTGTGTTAATATGACACATGAAGGTCCATACACTAGAATGACAGAATGGAAAAACTTTCCAGTTCACGGTGTAAACGATCAGTATACAACTATTACATATGAAGAACCATGTGACTATAAAACAAACGACTATGAAAGGTATTATCCGGTCAAAGATATCGATGGTAGTAACAGGATCATATATAATTCATATAAACAATTAATTAAAGACAATGTAACGTTTATAGGAAGATGTGGAATGTATGTTTACGTTGATATGCATCAAGCTATAAACTCGGCATTAGTAGCGGCTAATAAATTTCTGGAGAAAAACAAATGAAAAATATAATATATCAATATTGGAAAGGTGATTTAAAACCCGGTGTTGTTTACAGTACAGAACTTATTAAAAAGTATGCCGAAAAGATTGGAGCAGAATACAGATTCGATCATAATAAAACAATTGCTGGTAAAGTTTGTTCGATACCGATTTATTATGAACCAGCTAATCCTTTAGTTGATCCATACTTTGATGATTATGATAATGTTGCTTTAATCGATATTGATGTGTTTCCAGTAGAGAACTTAAATGAAAATTTATTTGATCAACTCGATGGTGAAGATGCAGGTATATGCACTGAACCAGATCAACCTTTCTTTAGAAGCACTATGAACGTTTCCGATATAACATACGAAAATGATATGAGATGGGCTCGATTTCTTAAAGATAAATGGAATGTTAAATATTCATATGATGAGAAAGATAGACCTATGGTTTATAACACAGGTGTAGTAGTTATATCTAAAGAAGGTTTAAAGAAGATGAAAACTCAATGGCCGTCATTTCAAGAATATGTTAACTCTATACAGAGTCTACGCTTAGCTAGATTTTACTACTTATTTCAAGATTACTTTTCTGCATTTATCCACATGGATGGATTTAAATTTAAAAAGTTACATAACGGCTGGAACTCTTATATGCATAAATTAAGATCTCATCCTAATGCTACAATAAACGATACACGTACAGAAGATACTAAATTAGTTCATATTATGTTTAGAACCGCCGATGATTGGCCAAGAGAAACCTTATGGGCAATAACTAACTCACCAATGGCAGAGTGGAGAAAATTAGTGCCGGTCTGGAAAGAGTGGCCAAATGATCCAGAAAAAACAATAAAGGCAGAGTCCAGTTTAGTATCATCTATTAAAAATATACAGGAGAATTGATATGCTTACAGCTGATTTAAATCATGTAAAAACCGTAGAAGAATTTTACAAATCGATAAGAACTCAACAAGAAGTAGCACATGGTAAAGCGTACTGTGATCAGCATGATGCTATTACAAAATATATGAAAGAGTGTAACTCATATAAAGAATTAGGTACACACCAAGGTGGCACAGCCGCATGTGCTATGTTATCAAAACCAAAATATATTGAATTAATTGACATTAATCATTACAAGTATAGGTGGAAACTACAACCTCTTGCTGAAACTTATTGTAAAGAACATGGTATTGAGCTGGTAGTAAAAGATGCAGATTCCTCATCACTAGCATCACTAGGTGCACCGGTTGATATGATGTTAATAGATTCATTACATAAACCTGATCACATGAAAAAAGAATTAGATTTACATGGTGTTTCGGTTAATAAGTACATCATTGCACATGACACTTATGTAAATCAAGCACTTCATCAATGTTTAGAAAATTGGTGTAATGAAAATCGTGCTTGGAAAGTACACGAAAGAGGAACCGTAAACGTAGGATATACGGTGTTAAAGAAAAATGCGTAATATAATACTACAACACTTTGATGGTGAAATGAGACCACTTGATTATGAGTCAATGTGGAACATCATGGATTATGCAGACATGGTCTATGCTGATTATAAATTAGTGTTAGGCAAACCATTTAGAGAAAATTTAACAAACGCCTGTCAAAAGGTTCATATGATACATGAAGAGTTCGATGAATGGGATAACGTGTTGATGTTAGATATTGATATGTTTAGACCTGAAGAAATGAGGTTAAATATATTTGACCAACCCGGTATCGGCTTATATGCAGATGTTCAACAAAATCTACATAGAAGATTAATACAATGGTACCCTATGCTA